CTTAAAAAAGAAGTCCGGTAGTTTTGAAAAGCTACAGGCAGAGTTGGACAAAGTAAACAATCCTGTAACATCATTTGCTGATGACAGGTTTTGGAAGCCAGAGCTAGATAAGTCCGGTAATGGTTATGCAGTAATCAGATTCCTGCCGCAACCCACTGGTGAAGATTTGCCATGGGTGCGGATTTGGGGTCACGCTTTCAGAGGGCCAGGTGGCTGGTTCATTGAAAATTCTCTTACTACGCTTAATCGGAAAGATCCTGTTTCAGAGTACAATACTGAATTGTGGAACAGCGGTTTGGAAGCTGATAAGGAAACTGCTCGTAAGCAGAAGCGTATTTTGAAATATTACTCCAATGTCCTTATTGTGAGTGATCCGAAGCATCCAGAGAACGAAGGTAAAATCTTTCTGTTTCGTTATGGTAAGAAAATCCATGACAAATTGGCAGAGGTGATTAACCCACAGTTTGAAGATGAAGTTGCATATGATCCTTTTGATTTTTGGAAGGGTGCAAATTTTAAGTTGAAAGTTCGGAAGGTCGATGGTTTTTGGAACTATGACAAGTCTGAGTTTGAGGCTCCTTCGGAAGTGTTTGATGGTGATGAAGGTAAGTTAGAAGCACTGTATGGTAAGCTCTATAGTCTTACACAGTTCCTTAATGAGGAAAATTTTAAGTCATATGATGATTTGAAAAATAAACTTCATCGAACTCTTACTGGAAGTGGCGTCCAGGGCACGGTAGAGAAATTTACTCCCACCCCCAAAGCTGTGAGCTCTGCTCCAGTTGAGACTACTACCCCCGCTAGTAGTGATGAAGGTGAGGAGGATACTCTATCCTATTTTGCTAAATTGGCAGACGAAGATTAATCTTTAGCCAAGCCACACTGAGAAGCCCCCTTTCGGGGGCTTTTCTTTTATCTCTTAATAGTAGGAGTTGTATATTTTGTAATAGTAGGACTAGAGGGTGTTTTGCGTAAGCTATTTTGACTCCCCAATCCAGGATATTTAGGTAGAGTTTTGGCTGTTGATCTGAAAGTATTAGATAATTCTAATTGACAAGTATAACCCATACTGTCTTGGCGAGCATCTATTTGATGTGATATACGTTTAATAATCCATATATTATCTTGTCTGTCTTCCCACACGGGAGTTGTACCATCTACAAAACCACTGCCCTGACCAACATCAGGTAGATTAAGAAAGACTATCATTCCAGCTTGTAGTGCGGACATTCCATGCACTCTAATAGATAATTTATTATATTGCATTGGGTGTTGTGTTTGTATAAGTCGTTGTAAATCTAAATCAGAAGGTACTAATACCCATGGAATTTCTGCTTCACCAGATGTTTTATTAATGTTAGTAACAGCGCTACCATTATACGAAGAAAACATTACTCTACTATCAGGCCAATCAGATACCCTTTTAGGTTCATTATATACATTAGTGCCGAATGTTGAAGTAGGATCGAACACTGGCGTTTCAGATACAAGGGAAAATTGAGGACGTTTTAAAGCTGTATGATAATTAGATTGTACAGTCCAAGTATTTTTGGTAGTATTATTATATAGAATTTGTTTACCACCCCATAACCCATTAGTGATTGATGATAAAGTATCACCGGTTCCAGTATAGGCATGGCTTATACTAGTCATCATCGTTTCTCGATAGGGTACTTGTGCAGCTGCACCACCTATTGTAAGCATAAAATCATGTTCTAAAGGTCGAAGTGCGGGTAAAAATTTATACCCACGGGAAGTTTCCCAGAAATAGAAATCTGTTTGTCTCCCTTTGAATATACTCGTAGAGGATTTCTTTCTCCCCTTATGCATCTGCCTTCCTTTACCATTTGATTGTTCTGTTAGTTGAGCAGAAGATACTATTTGAGCAATTGCATCAAAGGGACGCATATTTGGAACAATAATATGCTTGAGGTCCTCTGTTTCTTGTATTTCTATTTTTTTAGTCGTCTTTAAATCTTTTTCTAAAATCTCTTTTACCATATCAGAATAGGTGCCTTGTAGAGTTCTAGAAATTCGTATTCTATTATTAGTTAATAGTTCTGGTGAACAGAAATGTAACCGGTAAGTTAATCCAGATTGTATAGATGCACCAGCGTTAGAATCAGCCTCTCTCATATTTTGTACAGTATGTACTTGGAGTGGCTGCTTAGAAAAATCTACAGGCCATTCTGAAAGACCTGCCTTATCAATTCCCGCAGTTTCAAATTTTAAGTAGAGTAATTCTTCACCTAGAATAAGACTGTTCCTTACTAGATTATATGTATCTAACATATCAATCCAACCAGTTAGACCAAATTTTTCCATATCTTCAAAGAGGAAAATGCGTTGAATAAAGTCACCGATGGGGTGTTCATTTCTAGGTTTCCCGTGATGCAGGGTAGCCATAGATACTCTAAAAGTACCTGGTTGGAAAATTACATCTTCTTGGGATTGGGCACTTTGTATTTTATCTAAATCGTTAAAGATATTGATAGTCATTAATATAGGAGCTCTTGGAATTCAGCTTTGAATTGTCCGAGATAAGTGGGTTTTAATATTTTTATTTGCTTTTTCTTATCTTGTAGGGCGGCTTCATATTCAAGATTAGTAACCGCTGTTGCTCCGGGTACAGTGCTTGCTACGTTTATTTTTATAGACTGATCGCCTGAAGATTGTGTGATTTCATAATGATGAGTGGCCTGGGGGTTTGCATATTTGTCATCTACAAATGCATAAAAATCTCTACGAGAGAGGGGCCATCCATAATATGTATTAGTAATTTCATTAAAGAGTAATACAACCCAATGGTCATATACACTCCCATAGACAGTAGAGGCGACCATTTCAGGTGTTTCAGCATCAGCTACATCGTATTTGGCAAAGAGAGGGCCTATTTCACGTATCCATTTTCTTACTGCAATACGAGTAGTTATATCTTGGATGGTTTCAGTAGTACCATTACCAGTACAATCATAGTTTATTGTGGGGAAATTGTTGAAGTACATTTTAGTAGCCTTCAGATATCATCTGCTGATTTAAGAGTTCCATCTCTTTAAACTGGAGTTGAATGTCTACTTGGACTGGTGCATGATTACCAGAAAAGGTAGTAAACTTGTCCCCTCCATATGATACAGTTATATCAGTTAGAGCACAATGACCTATTCGGTTAATCTTATCATGTTCTTTACTCCCATAGTAGTATCTAATCTTAAATACTTCTGGGATATTATATATACGAGTGAATTGTGTGGCCTCTTGTAATGGTGCAGACCTTATTTTAAAGAATCTTACAATTCTTTCTATCACATCTGATTCAGACCTACTAGTTGGACGCAATGCAAAATTATATTGAAAAGACCTAAAGCCAGGCCCACTGTAACTCATCATTGTTTGTTCAAGGGCTCTTTTACCTATTGTATATTGAGCGGCTTCTGCTAAACTTGCAGCACCAGGCAAAGTCATTGCAAAGCCAGTGGCTTCTGCGGCTATACCAGCACCAGCAGAACGTCTAACATCTTGTGTAGAAGTAGTTCCCATATCCCGACCCGCAACAACATCAGCTACTTCTTCTTTTCCTGTACCTAAGATAGCCTTTTTTATCCCTTCAAGTGTACCACCTCCACCTAGCCCACCTTCTACTAGGGCTTTCATAGTGCCTGCAATAGCCGGTGTACTGGCTGCTGCAGATCGCATATAGCCTACACTAGTTTGTTCCCATCCCTGTTGATATGCAGCTTGAACTGAACCTGGGGGTATAGGTAATATTACAGTACCGCCTGTGGGTTGAAATTTAAGAGAGCGTGTATCAACACCACCAGATACTTTCATAGATTCAAATGACATATGATTTAAAAATTCATCACCTACACCAATATCTTTAGGAAATTTGAGTACTCCACCAACCCCAGCTCGATGGCCTGCCATCGCTTGAGGGTTCGCTTCTTGTGAAGCCATAAATGCTGTTTTGTCTTGTAATGCTGCCATATAAGTATTTATATGGCAACTACAAAATATTATAAGGGAAAATTCAATCCCGAAAGGCCCAACAAATATAAGGGCAATGTTAGGAACATAATCTATCGTTCTGGTTGGGAGCGTAGGTTTATGATCTACTGTGATCGTAATGAGAATGTTATTGAGTGGGGCAGCGAAGAAGTTGTCATTCCATATCAGTCTCCTTTGGACGGTAAGATACATAGATACTTTCCAGACTTCTATGTGAAGGTGAAACAACCTAACCATGAAGTGGTTAAGTATATCGTAGAGATCAAACCAAAGAAACAGACTAAACCTCCTAGAAAGAACCCTAGAAAGAAAACTAAATCATGGCTATGGGAAGTAAAAGAGTACTCAAAGAATCAAGCCAAGTGGGATTCTGCAATGAAGTTCTGTGAGAAGCAAGGCATGGAATTTAAGATACTAACAGAGGATCAGTTCACTAATCCATATAAATAGTATTATATGGCAAGTCAGATAGGTATATTCGATGAACTCCGTGAGGAAGCTCACGGGAGAGATTTATCTATACGTTGGTATAGACAGAAGGTGCAGGAGTTATTACCCAAGCCTCAAGTAAGGCGTATGATCCGGGAGGGTTATAAAACACAGAAAGTAACAGTAAGGCCTAACTTTGGGATGATGAATTTATTTTATTATCGTCCCAAGGGTGCAGAGAAGTTACCCTACTATGATATATTTCCGTTAGTTATACCTATGGGTAGGAGATTAAATGATGGCTTTGTGGGGATCAATTTTCATTATCTATCTGTCCCACAACGCTGGTTACTGTTAGAAAGATTATCAATGTTTCAAATGCCATCAGAATTAGATTCTTTTGATTCAGAAGAAGGTGCAGGCGAAGTGATGGCTTTATTTTGGTCTAAAATTAGAAGGAAAAGAGGTGTGAAACCTATAGTACGACGATACTTAACAAAAAATATACAATCCTATTTCTTAAAGATAGAATTAAGTGAAATGCTCATAGCACTTGCCATACCCATGGAAAGATTTTATACAGGTAAGTGGGGTGGTAAGAAACGATATGTAGCTGAAAAGGTTTATAGACAAACACGCAGGGAGATGCTCAAAGGTGCTTAATAGATTTGTAAGTAGTCTCACTTCACAGGATGTTGCTAGAAAGAACCGATACCGAATTGATATTTTTGGTAATGGCCCCCAGGCTGCGGGTGGGTTTAGATCCCATATGGCTACTATGTGTGAGTCGATAGAGTTTCCCGGTCAAAATATGATGAGTAGTGCAGATACTTTACGTTTTGGTCCCCAAAGAGAATTTATTAATGGTGTAACATATGGACCTGTTACTGCTAGTTTTATTATGTCTCCCGATATGTATATAAAGAGATTCTTTGAAAGATGGCAACAGCAGACCATGAATATGACTACATGGGAGCCAAAATATTATTCTGATTATATAGGTGGGATGAAAATATATCAATTAGATCGGCGAGATAGGGTTACTTATGTAGTAGAGTTGTTTGAAGTCTATCCTAAAACAATAACTGCTCAAGATTTGGGTAATACTACAAGTGATGCTTACCAAACTTTATCAGTAGAACTAGACTACCACCATTGGAAGTATTCTAATGAAACATCACCCATGCCGATGGCAGTAGATGAGTTTGCTGGTATGGGAAATGCACCACCTTGGCAAAATCCAGGAAATAGAACAGGTGATGCCACCGAGCGTGGTACTGTACAACGCAACCCCCATACTGAAGCCGAAGGTGAAGCAGAAGCTGAACCGGGTATGGGTGGCATGGGAGGTTGGACTTAATAATTTAACAATATAGATGAGGTGAAAATATAATGACGTTACCAGTAATTAATGCACCAACTTACGAGTTGACTGTACCTTCAACAAAGGAGAAAATAAAATATAGACCATTTTTAGTTAAAGAGGAGAAGATCCTTCTACTAGCTATGGAAGAGGACGATGAGAAAACTATTACTCTCGCTCTTAAACAGATTATAGAAAACTGTACTGATGGTAAAATAAATGTAGATAAATTAGCTCTGTTTGATTTAGAGTTTATTTTTCTACGCATCAGAGCTAAATCTGTAGGGGAGAATGTATCTGTTAGTTTGTTATGTGATGATGATGGTGAAACATATGTCCCAGTAGAAATTCCGTTAGAAGAAATTAAAGTGGTGCATACTAAGGGTCATAAGAACAAAATTAAATTAACTAAAGATGTAGGTATAACTATGCGATATCCTCAGTTAAGTATGATGGCTATGCAAGCTCAAGGTGGAACACCGACTGTGGAAGAAACCTTTAGTATTTTAGGAGATTGTATAGACAATATTACAGAAGGGGAAACTGTACATGAACGTGCAGATTTTAACGATGAAGAACTTAAAACTTTTTTAGAGAGTTTAAGTACTAAACAGTTTCAATCTATACAACAGTTCTTTGAAACTATGCCTAAATTGCAACATACAGTAGAAATAGAGAATCCTAAAACTAAAGTTATGAACACGATTACATTGGAGGGTATGCAAAGTTTTTTCGCCTAGCCCTTTCACACAATAATTTAGAGAACTATGTTCGTACTAACTTTGCTCTCATGCAACACCACAAATATAGTTACTCTGATTTAGAGAATATGCTACCGTGGGAAAGGGAAGTTTATATGTCACTACTCATCCAATGGATCAAAGACGAAAACGAGAAAAATAAAAATGCCTAATGACGATAAGGTAAAAGTAACCGAAACAAGTAAAGAGTATGAACTACTAGTAGCCGATTTGGTACCTAGTAGTGGTGATGAAGAAAGAACCTGGTATAATCAGACAGCAGGTATGTTAGATAAGTTTAGAGTAATTCCTAGACTGATTATGCTATCATATATCTATGCATTTTATTCAGCTACTACATGGTTTATGGCACTAGCTGACCCCACTAATGCACAAGCAGCATTCATATCTACCATTGTAGGCGCTGGTGCAGCGTTCTTTGGTTTGTATGTTGGTAAGCCAGGTGCAGCAGTCCCTAAAGGTAAAAAGTAAATGGCAGAAGCTACTCTTAATGACATTTCTCTGCAACTTAAAGAGCAGAATAAAGGAGAAAAGAAACAAACGGTAGTCTTACAAGAGATTGCTAAGTCTGTAGCTGGCCCATCTGCATCTCAACAAGCGGAGTTAGACCAAGAGAAGAAGCCTACTGCCGCTGGTGGTGGGGGTGGTGCATTTGGGGGTGGTGCTCTCAAAGGTATCATGGGGATGTTTAAGAGTATAGGTGGCTTCATTAGGAAACTCAAGGCGGGGTTATTATTTCTCTTACTCCCAGCTGTATTAACATTTATTAACAGCGAACATTTCCAGAAAGCAATATCTTTTATACAAGATACATTGATGCCAGCTCTCAAGAGTATCTGGGAGTGGCTTAAATTACTTTTTGCAGACCCTAAAGCCGCACTAATAAAATTGTGGGATGGTATTAGAGAGGGGGCTGCTGATGTTGGCACATGGTTATGGAATAGTGCTATCGTACCCTTTTGGGATTGGCTTACAGGTATATGGAAAGAAATAAATTGGCTCAATACTTGGAATAGTATATGGGAAGGTGCTAAATCAATAGGACAGTGGCTCTGGGATAAAGCTATAGTACCTATTAAAGAGTGGATAGTTAAAATCTGGAAAGAAATAGATTGGGGTAAGACCTGGGACTCATTATGGAGTAGTGCTGCATCAATAGGACAATGGCTATGGGATAGGGCTCTAGTACCAATCTATAATTGGATTAAAGACATATGGAAAGAAATAGATTGGGGTAAGACCTGGGACTCATTATGGAGTAGCGCCACTTCTATAGGACAATGGTTATGGGATAGGGCTATTCTCCCATTTTGGAATTGGATTAAAGATATATTTGTATCTATAAATTGGCTCAATGCTTGGAATGGCTTATGGGAAGGCGCTTCAACTATAGGCAATTGGGTGTGGAATAAGGCTATCCTACCATTTTGGAATTGGATTAAAGATGTGTTTGTAGCTATAGATTGGAAACAATCATTTAAAGACCTGTTTGGAGCAGCTGTCAGTATAGGACAGTGGATATGGAATAAAGCTATCAAGCCATTTTGGACATGGATATCTGGTGTTTTTTCACCAGAAGGAGGTTGGGCAGCTTACTTCCTTGGACTTTGGAATGATTTAACAGATAAAGCTAAGGATGTAGGATCATGGATCTGGGATCACACTATCGGACCGATATGGGATTGGATTTCAAACCTGTTTACATTTAAGAAGCCGGCAGATCCTAATGAAGGAGGTCCACCAGGACAACAAGAGAAAAGTGGGGTAAGAGGTTTCCTAGACCAATTTTTAATACAACCTATTTGGGCATGGTTTAAAGGACTGTTTGATTTCTCAAGTTGGAGTGCTGGTTTAATTTCAGCTGCAAGGATTCTCTTTGCACCTCAAGTGTTTTTGTTAGATAATGTAATAACTCCGATTTGGAATTGGTTTAAAGGCTTGTTTGGTTGGGGAGATGATGAAGAAGAAAAGGCAAATAAAGATGATAGAGCAACCAGTGTAAAACTATTTGAATTTGTATTAAACTTGCCTGGTAAGATATGGGCGTGGCTGAAAAAGACTGTTCTAGGTTGGTTTGGTTTAACTCCGGAAACAGAGTCTGCTGATATGTCAGTTGACTTAACTGGTGATGCAAAAAGTTGGTCACTCTCTAACTTAGTGGGTGGAGTTATCGGCAAGCTGATGGGATTCTTTAACAATATGATGGACTTTGATTTAGGTGAGATGACAAAGAAACTTCCTGGCTATGATACTTTTAAAGAAGTTACAGGATGGTTTGATAGGTCTAACTTACCCAATACTGGGCCTCCGGGTAGAGATAATCCTTATGTACCTACAGCTGCCCCCAAAGCTAGTGGGCATCCTGTCGTCGCTGCTAGAGAGGCGCAGATCAGGCGAGATATGCCAGAAAGTAGAAAAGAAAGAATGGCTGAACTTCAATCTTCAATCTACCGTCAACAACTAAAAATAGATAAATCTATTGCAGGAACCCTACCAAGGGGGCGACTACCCTTTAAACGAGATCAGGCCATAGCAGATGTACAGAAGATGCAAGCTGAATTGTCACAATTACAGACTGCTCAAATGAAGGTTGATGCCGAGGCCGCTCGAATGGCGGCGGTTCTTTTAAATAGCTATAATCAAGGTCCTCCATCTATTTCGTCAACCAATGTATCTATTAATGCGCCTTCTAATTCTACTACTACGGCAGTATCTAATGTCAGTGAAAGTCTCCAAGGTGCATCTGATCCTTATGTAGCTATTGGTGGTGGTCGTTAGTGCTCAGTCTTAAAACATTTCTTGATGAAGGTGTATTTGATCCGAGTATATTCAAGGCGATTTTTCTAGCCGGTGGGCCTGGTTCAGGAAAGTCCTACATTGCAGGCAAGACTACTGTTGGTATGGGTCTTAAACTCGTCAACTCTGATGAGACACTAGAAAGACTATTAAAGAAACACAATGTACCATTAGACTTCACAACGATGTCACCAGACCAGACTGCAAAGAAAGATATGTTACGCACCCGAGCTAAAGAACTCACCTTTGGTCAGATGAAGGTGAAGGCATTTAAAGGTAAGGGGGCACTTGACCTATATATAGCTGGTCGTTTAGGTCTGGTGATAGATGGCACAGGTAAAGATTTTGATGACATACATAGACAGGCTTCATACTTGAAAAAGATGGGGTATGACACCTATATGATATTTGTCAACACATCAGAACAGGTGGCACAACAGAGAAATCTAGAACGACCACGCAAGTTAAGACCAGAGATAGTAAAAAAGTTTTGGTTGGACGTGCAACAGAACATAGGTAAGTTTCAGGCTTACTTTAGACCGTCTAACTTTATAGTAGTAGATAATAACAAAGGCGGTGAAGATGTATTTAAACAAGTATCAAAACGGATACGAAAACTAGTAGGTAAAAAGGTAACGAACCCTATTGCTCAACAGTGGATAGCCTTTCAAATGCAATCAAGAAAACGCTAGAGATAAATATTACATATGATGTACCCGTGAAACACTTAGAGGGTTGGGCCATGAAAATAAAAACAGGTAGTATTGCAGTCATATTAGGTCTTGTCCTAGTATGTGGCCTAATATTAGCAGAAACAGTATGGGCAACTGTACCTACAGCGACGGTTGAGAAAGCCCGAGATGCTACTGTATTGGTAGCCACTCAGAATGAAACCAACCAGATGGGTAACGGTTTTGGTTCTGGCGTATTGATTAGTGAAACAGGTATTGTTCTCACCAACTATCATGTAATACATCGTGCTGAAGTAATCAGAGTATGGTTTTATAACCCTGATGATTCTAACTATAGTTATGCGAAGGTAATAGGTATAGACCCAGTTGCCGACTTAGCCTTACTACAATTAGAATTAGACCCTGATATCCCACCTCCAGTATATCTTGAAATAGAACAAGAGACTCCAGTTATAGCTGAACCGGTGGTGGCTATAGGACACCCAGTAGGGTTACAGTGGACAGTTACTACAGGGAGTATCAATCATCAAGCACGACCAGGGAAGATTACACCTTATGTGAATGTGATACAACACTCAGCTGAGATCAACAAAGGGAACTCTGGTGGGCCACTGATTAATGCAAACGGTGATATAGTAGGTATTAATACCTATATGTTAGCACCCGAAGGTCAATGGGCAGGCGTTGCATATGCCATTAGAGGTGATACTGTTTATGATTCTGTGCAACAGATGTTAGAAGATGGTGATGTAACATATGCAGCATTCAAGATACGTCTGTTGAATCTTAGTGAGTTTCTTGCTAAAGGTATAGCAAAAGAATATCCAGATGAAAAGGATGTCCCTAACACATTTGGGTTAATAGCCATTGAGGTGAATGAAGAAGATTGGGCATACGAGCGTGGTGTCAGAAGCTTTGATACGTTTGTAGCAGTAGAAGGCTTCCCTATCAATACATTGATTGATCTTAAAAAGATAATCAAGGGATACAGGCCAGGTGATATGGTGACTGTGATTTATATTAGAGACAAACATTTTAGAATAATGGATTATGAATTGGGTCAGATAGAGTTTGATGAATACTTAGATTTTTATGATAAGAAAATGGTAGACAGGTTCGATAAAGAGGCACCTAAAGAAGAAAAGAAGGTACAGCCACCTCCACATAAGAGACTACCACCCCAGTTAGATAAGCCTCAAGAGGACACTGAAGAATAAATAATATTATGACGAATATATTTACTAAACACCCTAATGAGGTGGGTGAGACTTATTTACAGCATATGTTGGCAGCCAGCAGATATAGTGCTACTTTTTTACTGTTGGTTTTTGTATCACTAACACACGCTATATTGCCGTTTTTATTTACAAGAACGGCGAGTTGTGTGGTACAAGAGATGAGTGCTCATATAAAAGAACGAGAAGGGGAGTGTAATGGAACCAACTCCTAATATGCTTATAGACTTTTTAGAGTTAGGCTTTTCAGCAGCTGCTGCATTAGCTGGTGGGTTCTTTATAGTCCTTCTCATTAGATATATTCTAGAGTCTGTAGTGGGACAGGCTAATACGTTGCATAGTATGATTTCACAATTAGATAATCGTGTAAAGACTATGAATAATGATGTGATACGGATTGATACACTAATAAGTCAAGTGGTTGGCATCCGGCCCGACCTTGACCGAATCGCAAGAGCTGATGGGAAAAAGGATGCACGTAAGGATTAATGGACATAGTAGAACTAGTCAACCAATTTGGGTTGCCCATAGTTATAGCCGGTGGACTGGGATACTTCATATTCTTTATATGGAAGTTTGTAACAACACAGATTAAGCCTAAATTAGGAGAGGCATT